CCTCGCCGACCCCGGCATCACCGGGTCCCGGGCGACCGCCGAAACCCTTGACCTCCCACAGCGCCTCGAAATGCAGGCCCGCCAGGAGGTCTGGGCGCAGGCATACCGGGCCTCGTGCGGGTACGTCATCGAGCAGGCCGTCATCGCCCCCCGCGGGCCCCTCAAAGGGACCGTGGTACGGGACGGGGACCGGCTCCTCGTGGACTTGGGTGAAGGGACCGACGCCACGATCGAAGTGATCTGGCCGGACCTCGCAGAGATCGACCTCGGCATCCTCATGGAGGCCTTGTCCAAGGCCGACGCGATGGCACTGATCCCGCCGGTGGAGATGCTCAAGCTGGTGCTCCGGGCCCTCAAGGTCCGCGACATCGACGACATCCTCGCGGACGTCATTGACGAGAACGGGAACTTCATCGACCCGGCAGCCTCCGCGGGTGACACCGCGGCGAAGGCGTTCCGGGACGGCAAAGACCCCGCAGCAGCACTCAAGTGATCTGCCGCGTATTCGGCCACAAGGGCAAGTATTGGCCATGGTCCCGGACGTGGCGCTGCCGCTGGTGCCATGAGGAAGTAATCCCGGTCTACAAGTAGGAGGCTCGGATGGCGGTCACAGCCGACACGTTGCGGATTGTTGACCGCCTCCGGACCCAGCTCGAGCGGATGACCGACGCCCAGACCCTCGCCCTCACAAGGGCCTGGGTCGAAGCCTATGCGACGCTCGCCCCGGACTTCCAGGCCGCGGTCACTGAACTGGTGGCCGGCGGCGGGACCGTGTCCAAAGCGACGGTGGCGAAGAACATCCGCCTCCGCGACGCACTCCAAACCACCCGTGCGGTCCTCGATGAGCTCGCCCGCACCACCGAGACAGTGGTGGTCAACGACGTCGGGCAGGCCGTCCTGGATGCGGTCGACGGGCACGCCGCCGTCATCGCCTCCCAGATGCCACCAACCACGGCCCCGGGCCTGTCCTTCACCCGGATGTCCCCTGACGCGCTGGCGTCCATCGTGGAGCGCACCACCGCCCAGATCCACTCCGCGACCCTGCCTCTCGCGGCGGACACCGAACGGGTGATGAAGCGGGCCCTGATCCGCGGGATCGCCGTCGGGGACAACCCGCGCCGGACAGCATCCCGCATCATGGACCAAACGGAGCAGCGGTTCAACGGCGGACTCACCCGGGCACTGACGATCGCCCGGACCGAAACCCTGGACGCGCACCGCGCCGCGACGCAGGCGTCCGAGAAGACCAACACCAAGATCCTCGAAGAGTGGGAATGGCACGCCGCCCTCACAGCCCGCACCTGCCCGTCCTGCTGGGGTCAGCACGGTACCCGGCACCCGCTGGACGAGTCCGGCCCGAACGATCACCAGAACGGCCGCTGCGCCCGCGTCACCGTCACCAAGTCATGGGCGGACCTCGGGTTCACCGGCATCGAAGAACCTAAGTCGCTGACACCGGACGCTCAGGCCGTGTTCGACAACCTCACCCCCGACACCCAGCTAGCCATCATGGGCCCCGGCCGGCTCGAAGCGCTGCAGTCCGGGAAGATCGCGTGGGCTGACCTGTCCACCGTCAAGCACACCGACGGCTGGCGGGACTCACACACCACCGCAACGCTCAAAGACCTACTCGGTTAGGTCCGGTTCGTACTGCACCGCCGCACACCACCGGCACGTCACTTCCATGGACGCCCCGTCAACACGCAAGTGGATGACGGCCGCCCTCCACTCATGCCCGGGGCACTCCCTAGGCACGCCCGCATTGTCGTTCGAGTCGTCGGCCGTCACATAACCATTCTAGGAGGCTGTCAATGCCGAAGGTCATTACCGAGGCCGGAACCCTCACCGCCGGCGCTACCGGGAAACTGAACATCCAGCTCATCACCCCAGGCTGGGGCTCCTCCGGGTTCTACTCCGCCGCCGTGCTGGAGCAGGCCGCCAAGGACAAGGTGTTCCCGGCCGGCACGCAGATGCACATCGACCACATCAGCGCCTCCGAAGAGTACGACCGGCCCGCCGGCTCCCTCCAGACCCTCGCCGCAGTCCTCACAGAAGACGCCGTATGGGACGGGGAACGGCTCGTCGCCGAAGCGAAACTCGGATCCCGCTGGCGGGACATCATCACCGAGTTCGCCGACAACATCGGCACCTCCGTTTCCGTCGGCGTCGACATGAAAGCCGGCGAAGCAGAAGGCCGCCGCGGGCAGATCATCGAAGCGATGTACCCGCACCAACTCAACCGCGTCGACTTCGTCACCGTCGCCGGGCGCGGCGGGAAAATCGACAAAGTCCTCGAAGCCATCGCCGGGCGGGCCGTCGAAGCTACCGCCACCGAAACCGCCAAGGCCCTCAGCCTGGCCGTACGTGAAGCCTACGGCGACGACACCATCTGGACTTGGGTCCTCGACTACGACGAAACGAACGTCTGGTTTGAGCAGGAATCCGAAGCCGGAACCCACCTGTACCAGATCGGTTACACCATGGCCGAAGCCACAGCCACCCTCACCGGGGACGCCGTCGAAGTCCGCAAGGTCATCAGCTACGTCCCCACCACTCCAGCACAGGAGTCCGCAACTGTCCCGTCCAATCCGGCCGGGGTTACCAAAAATCAGGAGGAAGCCACCATGGCAACCATTGATGACGCAGAGCTCGCACAGCTCCGCGAAGCCGCCGGCCGGGTTCCCGCGCTGGAATCCGAGAACACCACACTCAAGACCGAGAACGCCACCCTCGTCCAGGATGGCCGCACGTCCGCCGCCGAGGCGATCGTCGCCGAGGCGTTCGGGGACATCGAGGCGAAGGTCACGCGCACGTCGCTGGTCCGCGCCGCCCTGGCCGCTGAAGCGTTCGACCCGGAAGCCCTCAAGGCAACCGCCGTCGAAGCTGCCGCCGAGATCCGCGCAGAACGCGGCGAAGGCAACGTCCACGGCGCCGGCACCACCGCAGCCCCCGCCCGTGAAGCCGTCACCACCGTGGCCGACTCGGACATCCTCAACGCCCTCAAGGGAGGCAAGTAGACCATGAAGAACCAGCGCTACACCAACGCCAAGCACATCGAAGTCACCTTCCCCTACGACCGTCTCTCCGGTGAGCCCGTCCGGGTCGGTTCCATTTGCGGCGTGGCCGTGAAGGACACCCTCTCCGGCACCCGCGGCGCCGTCTGGCTGGACGGGTCCTACGACCTGCAGGTCACCGGAGCCGTCGCCACCGAAGGCCTCCCGGTGTACATCACCGCCGCCGGGGCGCTCAACGTGACCTCGACCGGTAACTACCGGTTCGGCACCTCGCTGACCGCCAAGGCCGGTGCCCCGATCGGCACCGTCGAAGTCGCACCCATCGGCTACACCGACCAGACCGCCGTCGGCGCGTAAGGAGATCTGACATGAACGTTCTGAACACCGGCGACATTCTCGCCAAAGAGGGCTTCCGCATCGCCCCGTCCGTCCGCGAACGCATCCTCGAGGCAGCGAAGCTGTTCAACGCGGGTGTCACGGGCAAGTCTGCCGCCGCCGAGTACCGCATGAAGGAAGCGTTCTCCACGTCCGACTTCCCGAAACTGCTCGGCGCCGCGTTCCAGGTCGAAGCCCGGGACCGCTACCAGGAAACCACCCCGGAATGGCAGGGCATCGCCTCGGAGAAGAAGGTTGTTGACTTCCGCCCCGCGAAGGTCATCGACGTCAACGGCGGCCGCGACTCGTTCGAAGACGTCGCCGAAGGTGAAGAGTACAAGGGCCGGTCCCTGACCGAGGCTGAGTTCACGTTCTCCGCCGGCAAGACCGGTAACAGCTTCGGGCTCACGTTCGAGGCCCGGAAGAACAACCAGTACTACCAGTTGCTGGACTTCCCCGGCCGTTTCGGTTCCGCGGCCCGCGCCACGGAAGACGCCAAGGTCTTCGGCACATTCGTGAACGCTGCCGGCCCGATCGCGACGTTCTTCTCCGTCATCGGGAACAAGACCCTGACCGCGGACAACCTGCTCGCCGCGTACAAGGTCGTTATCGCCCGCAAGGACGCCGACGGGATCCCGGTGAACTTCGGCGGCCGCCCCATCACCCTGCTGGTCCCCCCGGCCCTGCAGTTCGAGGCTGAGGCCATCGTCAACGAACCCGTCGTATCCAACGGCGGGACCTCCACGAAGAAGAACCCTCTCTTCGGGAAGTTCGTCGTGGTGTCCTCGTGGCGTCTGGCCGTCATCGACCAGTCCGCGAACGTGAACACCACCTGGTACCTGCTGCCCCCGAAGGACTCCGACGCCGCGTCCCTGGGCAAGGTCACCATGGTCGGCGAGGAAACGGTCGACATCCGGGTCAAGCGCGATCAGGGCGAACGCCCCGACGGCGGCGCGGTCGGCATCGACGAGGGTTCCTTCGACGATGACACGATCTGGTTCCGCGGCCGGCACATCACCGGCGGAGCGAAGCTCGACACCACGGGCGCGTACGCGTCCACCGGCACCACGGCCTAAACAGTGGACCCGGTGCCCGGCTGAGCAATTGGCCGGGCACCACCCCCAACTCTTTACAGGAGGCGCATCGTGTCCGATTACGACGGCGGAACACCGGACTCGGATTTCAGCACCACGGACGGGACCATCGACTACACCCTGCCGCTGGGCAAGGTCCGCCTCCTCATCACCGACACGTCCGACGTCGTGGCTGACCGGCTGTTCACGGATGACCAGCTGGACGCGTTCCTCGCCATGGCGAACGACAGCATCCCCCGCACGGCCGCCAAGGCGCTCCTCGTGATAGCCGCATCCGAAGTGCTGGTCTCCAAGAAGATCCGCACCCAGGCCGGAACCAGCACAGACGGTCCCGCCGTCTCCGCTGAACTCCGGGCCCTCGCGAAGCAACTCCTCGAAGAGGCTGACGCTGCCGAGGACACTGGCGGCTGGTTCGACGTCGTCGGGTTCGAACCGTACGCCCACCTCGAGGGTGAGGAGTACCGGCTGTGAGCCCCCTCCCCAATACCCGGGTGATCCACAAGAACTGGGCAGCACATCACCAGCCTGTCGCTGAAGGAACCGAGACCGCCCCCGGGCAGGTCTACCGGATCAGCGACGGCCCTGCCCCGTACCCCAAGCCAGAGGGCTGGACGGGCGAAACCCTCCTCCACGAGGCGGACTTCAACGTCCAGCCGCTGCAGCGCGAAGGCGGCGGTACCCCGGGCGAACAGCCCACCACCGAACGCCAATACACGATCACGACCTCTGTCATCGATGCCCCGGCGTTCCGTGCTGGTGAACGCGGAGACGTGATCCACGTCTTGGGCCGCCAGTTCCGGATCAGCTCCATCATGTTCGGCACTGAGATGTGGGAGATCGCGTTCATCTGCACGGACAACCTCACCCAGCAAAACCCCGACTAGGAGGCACGCCGTGGACGCTGAACCGTTCCGCCGCCTAGCCGCCGACATCGCAAAAGCTGCCGGGACCACCGGTGCCCGCGCCCAAATCGTGGTCCGCAAGACCGCGATCGATATCGAGTCCAGCGCGAAGCAGTTCGCCCCCGTCGATACCGGAAACCTCAAGGGCTCCATCGGCCACTCGGATCTCCGCACAGTGGGCCGTGCCGGGAGCCTGTCCGTGGACATCGGCCCGACAGCGTCCTACGGGGTGTACCTCGAGCAGGGCACGTCACGGATGGCGCCGCAGCCGTTCATGGGCCCGGCCGCTGACCGGCACGCCCCCGGCTTTGAGCAGGCCATGGCACAACTCGGACTGGAGGGCCTGAATGGTTGACATCAGCGACCTTGTGGGCCCCGTGGAAGCTGCGCTCCAGTCCGTCCCCGGCGCTGGCTACTACGACGGATTCGTCCCCGAGAAGGTGCCGGAGACGGATGGCTACATCGACCCGTACATCATCCTCTGGGCCGGTGTAGGCGACAACCCCAACGAGCCCACCGCTTGCGGGATCCACAGTACGGACTCCCTCACCTGGGACTTCCAAACCACCGCAGTCGGCGCGACCCCCGCGATCTGCCGGGCCGTCGCCAAAGAGATCACGGCACGGCTCATGAACCTCAAGGTCCGAACCGGCCGCATCAAGCCCAACCCGGACGGGTTCAACCAGCAAACCCCCATCCTCGACACCCAAACCATCCCGGCCCGCTTCATGCTCCCCCAGCAGTGGCGGATCAACACCAACTAGGAGACACCCCATGGCAGACGACGGATTCGTCACCGCAGTGGGCCCGGACGGCACGAAACGCCGGGTCCCCAGGCACTACCTCGACAACCCGGCATTCGGGTACAAGCTCCCGCCCTCCGCACAGGTCCGGGAACCGGCCACTCCGGCCACCGTTCACATCACCGAACCGGCCAAGCCGGAGAAGACCAAGGAGGTTAGCCGATGAAAACACTGGCTGACGGCAAGAAGAGAATCACCGCAACCACCACCAAGCCCGCCAACGAGGGCGCCCCCACCGCCATCGAACTCAACGCAGGGATCAACATCTCCTGCAACGTCCTCGACTCGGACTTCAACTGGACCAACACGGACAGTGCCACGTTCGATGAGAAGCCCGCCTGCGCCACCGGGCAGGTCCTCGCGCTCGGCGCCTCCAACTACGACCTGGCGCTGACCTACATCCGCGAGTACCTCGAGGCCGGCGGCCCCGACGTCGCCGGTGAGGACAAGGGCTACCAGGCGGTCAAGACCAAGGGCTCAGTGGTGTGGATCTACGTCCGCGAAACAGACAAGGAATCCGACGAGGCATGGGCTGCCGGCGACGAGATTTACCTCGGCGGCCGTGTCCAGTCCGACTCCCCGGCGCGGGTGAACAACGACGGCAACATCAAGCGCCGTATCAAGTTCCTTCCGCAGCGCCTGTTCGAGAACATCGCCGCGGCGTAAGGGGATCTGATGCTGACATACACGGTCCCGGTTATTGCCGGGACAGGCCCGGTGTACGCCGCCCCGTCGTCCTCTGACACGGTCCAGATCGGGTCGATCCTGATCGTCCGCAACGGCTCGGTCTCGCCGATAACCGTAACCCTGGTCACCCCGGGAACGCTGCCCACGGGTGACGCGTACCCGGACAAGGTGTACACGGTCGCTGCTGCTGCTGAGGCGTGGATTCCGGTGCTCAGTGATTACCGGAATTCGTCTGGTGTCGCCGCGGTGACGTTCTCCGCGACGGCTTCCGTCACGGCGACGTCGATCAACCGCACCTAACAAGCTGCCGGCCGGGAGGTTTTCCAAGGTTCCTCCCGGCTGGCGTTCCACCCCCCCAAACCTTGCCCCATCCACGTTCAAAACCTTGGAGGTTTACCATGACCGAGAACAACCCCGCCACGTTCGACGTTGAGGACTGGCTGACCGATGCCGCTCTGCCCGAAGAGTCCGCCACCGTGTACAAGCGTCCGGACGTCATCGCCGAACTCACGGACCTCAAGCGCCGGATCGGGATCGAATCCCGCGCTAACGAGGTCGAGCAGACCGCCGGATCCAAGCGTGCCGACACCCTGGAGAAGGAATACGAGAACCTCCTCCACACCTTCGCTGACTCCGCCCTGACCATCTACGTCCGGGCGCTCTCCCCCGATGAGCTCAAAGCACTCCGGGCAGCCCACGAGGAACGCACCACAGGCATGGACTCCCTGGCGGCGAACGCCGAGTACGGTTTCGACCTGCTCGCGGCGTCCATCACCCACGTGAAGCCCGCCGGCGGCAAGCGCCTCCCCGCCAACTTAACCCCGGCCAAGGTCAAGACCATGGAGGAAGCCATCGGCGGCACACAGATGACAACCGTCCTGGCCGCACGGCAGCAGGCGCAGAACGCACTCCCCACAGTGGACGCGGATTTTTTGCGCAAGCCCTCTGGCACGGAAGCTGGCCAGGGGTAGTCCAGGTCCTGAAGACAGCACGCGCCGCGGGGAAGCCGCCGTCACACTGGTTCAGCATGAACCGGGGCGACTGGACAGAAAAGGACTACGTCCTCACCCTCGCGCTGACGGTCTACGAGGACGGCCTGTGCTCCTGCGGGCAGCCGATGGCAGTGGCGCACCACAAAGACAACGACGGCTGGTACGACTCCAAGAAAACGCAGTGCCATTCGTGCGCTGCAAGGGAGCGCGCCACCCAGCCGAACGGGTCCACGCCGTACGTCCCGGCCGCCGGTGAGAAGGTCTACACGATCTACACCCGGCCCGCGGACAAGCCGCTACCGGTCTTCGAGCGCAGCTAAAACGCGCATTCCGAAGCCGACCGCAGCCAGCACCAGGCCGGCGCCGACGAGCCACAACGGAACCAAGTTACCACCCGCGCTCACCACGGCAATGGTGAACAGCAGCCCCACCACGGCAAGTCCCAGCCCCAACTGGATGGCGATTGTTCCCGGACGCTTCACGGTTTCCCCCACTTTTGTCATGGCCTGATTCTGCCACACCAAAGCTATAGGAGGCCCTCATGTCCGTGCGCTCAGTTACTGTCCGGCTTGAGGCCGAAGTCGCCAGTTTCGTAGCAGGGCTGGGAAAAGCCGGGGCAGCCACGGATGACCTCGCGAAAAAGACAACCCAGGCGCAGAAGGCAATCTCGGACAGCGGCAGTGCTCAGGAAGCGGCCGCCAAGTCCGCGGACAAGTCCTCTGAGGCGAACAAGAAGCACGGCGATTCCGGCAAGGAATCCGCCAAAGGCTCGGAAGAGTCCGCCACCGCCGCCAAGAAAGACGCCGAGTACAAGGCAAAGCAGGCCGACGCCGCCGAGAAGGCCGGCAAAGGCCTGCTGGTCTTCGGAACGTCGAGCGTGGCCGCCTTGGGCGCTTCCGCCAAAGCTGCGATGGACTGGGAGTCCGCTTGGGCTGGGGTCACGAAGACAGTCAACGGCACCCCCGAACAGATGGCCGAGATGGAGGCCGGGCTCCGGGGGCTGGCCAAGACCCTGCCGTCCACCCATGAAGAGATCGCGGGCGTAGCTGAGGCTGCCGGGCAGCTTGGCGTCAAGCGTGAGGACATCCTTTCCTTTACCAAGACGATGATCGACTTGGGCACGTCGACGAACCTCACGGCCGAAGAGGCAGCCACCGGCATTGCACAGATCGCCAATGTGATGGGTACCTCCGGCGACGAGATCGACAACTTTGGTGCGACGCTGGTGGCGCTCGGCAACGCTGGTGCGTCCACGGAGAAGGACATCCTCTCGATGTCGCAGCGTATCGTCGGTGCTGGCAAGCTGGTTGGGGCCTCCGAGTCGGACGTTCTCGCCCTGTCGAACACGCTTGCGTCCATGGGCGTAAACGCCGAACTCGGTGGCGGGGTAACGACCCGGGCCCTGCTCAAGATGTACTCCGCAGTCCAGGGTGGAGGCCCCAAACTGGACGCCTTCGCTAAGGCTGCGGGCGTATCGGCCGAGTCCTTTGCGAAGGCGTTCCGGGAGAGCCCGGTCGCAGCCCTCGAACTCGTCACAAAGGGCATGGCCCGCACCAAGGAAGAAGGCGGCAACGTCGTCGCCCTGATGTCCCAGATGGGGCTCAAGGGTACCGAGGAAATGCAGGTCATGCTGTCCCTGGCCGGGGCTGGCGACCTGCTCTCCGACTCGCTGAAGCTCGGCTCTAAGGCGTGGGAAGAGAACACTGCCCTCATCAACGAGGCGTCCAAACGCTACGAGACGACCGAGTCCAAGGTCAAGATCGCGTGGAACAACATCAAGGACGCGGCGATCGACGCTGGAGCTGTGATGCTCCCGGTCATTTCGGGTATCGCCGAGAACGTTTCGGGGCTCGCGCAAGGATTCGGAAGCCTTCCGGCCCCGCTCCAGGGAGCAATCACGGGTCTGGGCGGTGTAGCTGGAGCTGCAGCCCTCGCAGCCGGCGGAGCCCTCATCCTCGTCCCGAAGATCAGCGACACCATAGGCGCCCTCAAGGATCTGAACACCCGGGCGGATGGCAGCAGCAGGGGCCTAGGAAGGCTGGGCACGGCCGCCGGAGTGGCGGCCGGAGCGTTCATCGGCTTCGAGATCCTCAAGTCCGTGTTCAACAACATGCAGCCCGCAACCCAGTCCACCGAGGAATTCACTCAAGCCCTCATGGGTCTGTCCAAGCAGAAGGACAGCCTGGACGTCGCCTTCCAGCGGATCAAGTTCGGCGAGGGTGACGACCTGGCTGGCCAGATCGACAGCACCGGTGAGGCCATGGAGCGTCTGGTCAAGGGCGGACCTGTGAGCGGCATCGGCCTCTTCGGAGCCCAGGTGCTTGGCATCGACAACGGCATGGCCAAATTGATCAAGGGATTCGAAGCGACGGACAAGGCGATCGCAGCCACAGCGACCAGCGGCAACACTAAGCTGGCCGCCCAGGGATTCAAGGCGGTTGCCGACAGCGCCAAAGAGCACGGCGTCTCCCTCGATAAGACTGCCGAGAAGTTCCCGAACTACCTCAACGCTCTGCGGGACCTCGCCAGTCAGAACAAGGTTCAGGTTGACGACGCCGCACTGCTCAAGTGGGCCTTGGGTGAGGTTCCCCCCGAGATGGAGAAGGTTGCGGGCTCCGCCAGCAAGGCGGCTGCGGGCATCATCGACGTCAAGGGTGCTACGGGCAAGACGATCCCCCTCACTAAGGAGCAGGCCAAGGCTCTGGAGGATGTGGGCATAGCTGCCGACGGTTCGATCCTGGACCTGGATAAGTTCAGCCAGGCTCTGTTGAACAGCGGCTTGGTGGAGCTTTCCGCTCGTGACGCGAGCCGCGGGTGGGCACAGTCACTACTGGACTTAGGGCTCCAGGCCGATGGTACAGGCGGGCAGATCGGCGTTCTCGGCACCGCGTTTGACAACACCACCGCTCAGGGCATCAAGAATCAGGCCATGTTCGACGGCGTGGCTCAGGCCGGCATCCGCAACGTCGAGGCGATGGCTAAGAACAAGGCCAGCAACGAGCAAGTCCAGGGTGCCCTGCAGGGCACCTACGACGGGCTGATTGCGGCGGCTGGCCAGTTCGGCATCACGGGCGACGCAGCCGTTAATCTGGCCAGGGATGTCCTCAAGGTTCCACCAGGCGTGAGTATCGATTCGTGGATGTCTGCCAAGGCCAAGGAAATGGCCCAGGCGACCACTGGTGAACTCGACAAGATCGACGGCCGCACTGTGCGGACGTACACGGAGCACCGCGAGGCCACCATCAGGACCATCACGACTCAGGTGTTGGGCGGCGGCTCAGCGGATGACCCGTCGATGACGGCGTTTGACCCGTCCAGCCACGCAAGCGGTGGCGAGATCGCTGGCGCCGGTCCTAAGGGTGTCGACTCCGAACTGATCCTGGCCGCCCCTGGTGAGCACATGCTCACCGCCCGGGAGGTGGACATGATGGGCGGCCAGCAGGCCGTCTACCGCTTCCGTGCCCAGCTCAGGTCCGGCTCCGTGCCGGCGTACGCGAACGGCGGCGGGATCGGCGCTATGGCTTCACCGTCGCAGTTCATGACCCACTACACCCCGCCAGCGGCAGCGAACACGGCGGCCGGGAAATTTGAGGGGAACCTGTTCCTCGATTCCGGGGAGTTCCTCGGCAAGGTCCGCGGCGTCGCCCGGCAGGAAGCCGCCGGGGCGATCACAGGCGCCGACGGCCAAGCACGATACACACGAGCAGGGAGGCCTAGCTGATGGTTGCTGTACTGGCCGAGGGCTTCCTCGACGCACCCTGCCCGCGTGTCGGGCTGACCATCACCGGTCTGGGGATTGGCGAGTCCGTGGTGACGCTGTGGCGGTCCGCTGACGGGGAACGGGAGCCTGTCAGCGGGCAGCGGCGCATCACCTTGAATGACGCCTCGTTCATCACCGACTACCACGCACCCGTGGGCAGGCCGGTCACGTACGAGGTGGAGGTCATCAGCGGACCCAACGGACCATCCCGGACTATCGCGGACCCGGTAACCCTCGACACGGGGAAGGTCGGGTTCATCATGGACCCGCTCATCCCCCAAAGCGCGGTCCCCGTCGTCGGGGACCCGGATAACAACGGCGACCTGTTCATCCGGGGCGAAGCCCTCGCCGCACTCGAGTACGCCGCGGACATGTCCATCTTCAAGATCATGGGGCAGGACAAGCCCATGGCCTTGTTCGGGCAGCGCATGGCCGAGATGAACCTGAACACCTCAATGGGTACACGCTCCGCGGAGCAGAACGCACGGCTCAAGAAGCTGTTGCGCTCCACCGCGCAATTGCTGTTCCGGCCATCCCCGGAATGGGGTCGGCTGGAGCTATCCGGGACATTGTTCATCGGAAACGCCAAAGCCATTCAGATGCCCGTGAACGTCCTCATGGGCGGGGACATCACGTGGTGGGACATGGTGTCCGACGTCGTGCAGGCGCCCGCGGTCAAGGTCCTCACCGCGATCTTCACCTACGGCGACGTTCAGATCCTGATGGACACGTACCAGCAGAAGCAAGACCTAATGGCCGGGAAAACCTACCTGGATGACTTGAAGAGCCCCATCGGTTAGGAGCCACTGTGCGCATGATTGATGAGGCGACCGCGAGGGCGCTGGACGGATCCCGCACGGACAGCCTGACGGTGTGGGCCTGGCGTGCCGGGGCTTTGGTGTTGCCGGAGCCGCTGCAGGTCCTGTCGTGGAGTTTCGCGGACGACGCCGGGGACTCGGTGAAGGTCGGGCAGAAACTGTCCTTGACTGTCGCCGACCCCGACGGCAGCCTCGGGGCGTGGAAGTTCGACGACCCGCTCGGTGTCGGCGGCACCCGCCTGCAGGTCGTGTACCGG